TCACCCCGCCAGCATGCCCTGCCCGCGCATGCGCGGCGCCAGCGCCGCGTGCATCACCGCCAGGTGCATCACCACCGCCAGTTCCGGCGCGTAGCGGTCATCGCCTTCCCGCCACTGCTGGGCCAGCTGCGCGGCATCATCGGGCAGCAACGACAGCAACTGGGCATCATCCAGCGCATCGGCGGCGCCCTGCAGCTGGCGCGCCAACTGCCGCGACTGCCACACGTGCACGCCAATACTGAGACTGGCCAGCGACATCAGGACCACGGCCAGCCCGTGCTCGAACCACTGCGACAGCACTTCCGGGCCCCACAGCAGGGCCGCCAGTACGGCCAGGCCCGGTAGGCGCCAGCCGAGCCAATGGATGCGCCCGCGCTGCGACCAGTGCACCACCACCGCGCTGGCGACCAGTGCCGCTGCGGCCGTGGCCGGCAACTCCGTCACCCAGGTGGCCGCCAGCAGCACCGCCAGCACGGCCCAGACCCAGCCGGGCGGCAACGCGCGCCGCCGATAGTCGGCACCGACCGGCCCGATCAGCTGTCGCAGGCTGCGTTGTTGGCTTGCCTCGGTCACCCACAGTCTCCGTGTCTGTCTTGGCCTGGATCGTGATGGCCAGTGTGTCGCAAATTCGTGCCCATGACGTTACCAATCCGCTATGACGGCGGCTCTACAACGTGTTGTGGATTGCAAAGGTGACTGTTCAGCTGCTTTGCCGTAGCATTGCAACCGTTGGGCAGGCCCTGACCGTGGCAACGCGGGATCGGCCCTGTACCTTGCAGCACTGTAGAAACCGGGGGTGCATTGTCCCCGTGACGCCATCGGCGCCGCTTTCCAGGAAGCAGAAATAACGAAGCCCATCAATGCCTTAGCTTGATGGGCTTTTTCGTTCATAACTGCCGCATGGGCAGAAATGGGCATGGATTGGCAGCAACTTGCCAGCTTTCTTGCCAGCTTTTGAAGCTGGCAAGTCGGCAGAGAGGCGTACTCAGTAGGGGGAGTCATCTAGCTGACGGTGCTCATCCTCAAGGCGCCGGATCTCGCCCCCAATTGCCACCTGAAGCAGCTGATAGCTCAGGTCGATGAACTGAAACTGCTCCTCCGCACTTTCTTTTGTGCCTGCCTCGTTCCTACCAACGATCGCCGAATTGAGCTGATCGATGCTGCCGGCAATAGCATCGGAGTGCAGTCTGGCCCTGATCGGTACTATGTCTGCGAAGGCCTGTCGCAGCTCTTCCCCGAGGCCATCAGGGTACTGGGAAAGATGCCATTCGCCGGTTTTCTCGTGGTGGCGCCGGAATGCCAACTGGATCAGCCCCACCGCTCGGAACAAGCGGAGCAGCATCGGCTGCAGCGCGAGAAGATTCGCCCGCTCGGCGTCGATGCGACGAGCCCGCATCTGATCAAACCGCTGCTCCTGCCGTAGCAGCTTCTGAGCCTTCTCGCGACGATTCTCCGTCACCCAGTCTTGGAACCACTTCAGACCGAAGCCCAGGATCAGGGTGATCACCGGCACCAACCACTTCCAGTCGGTGCCATCGTTTGCCGCTGCAGTGGCCGCCGGAGCAGCCCCAGCTGTTGCCACGAAAAGAGCTTCCAGCATCTTCAGATCCCCCAGTTCCTGCAGTCATTTTGCCTGAACGACTTGACGAATCGATCAAATCGCCGGTTTGAGCAAACCGGCGCCGCAGCGCCCATGCGGCCTACTACTCGCCTTCCATTCCAGGAAATGGCGGCTTCAAGGTGTCCCTGGCCAGACGATTGCCCCGGATCGCATTTCGCCACTCCACGATCTTTGCCACGTCGTCCCGCAGCCTCGCCTCGTGCCTCGCCACCCAGAGCTCGGCACCGGCGCGGCCCTGCTCGTAGCTGGTGCATTTCCGACATGGTCCGTTACCAGGACCATACCGATGTCGATCGAGGTGTGCGACCCAGATGCCATCATCGACACGCTCGGTCATGGACAAGACCCAGACGCCCTGGCAGGCAATCACAGTCAGCGGATCGTCCGGCCAGCTCGCAGAGCGTGCGGTCCAGTAGAAGGAGTCGGGAAGCGGCATGGCCGGCAGGATACGAATGGCGGTCGCAGCATCTGCGATTGTGAGCACTCTATTGCCACGCCACGGTCGCTCCCCCTCCTATGCGGCGAGCTGGTGCTCGTAGAAGGGGTGCCGCTTGTCGTCGAAGATCCGATACAACGCGGCTAGGTCAGCCGGGTCCGGATTGAGCCAGGCATCGACGTGCTCGGGCTTGATGTTGATGATCGTCCGATCATGGCCGGCCGCGGCGACTTCGGGCTCGGGTTCGTCGGTGATCGCGGCGAAAGACAGCAGGTCGGGCTCTTTCCCTGCCGGATCCGTCCAGTGCGACCACAGGCAGGCCACCAGCATCGGTTCGCCGGTTCGCGGCGTGAACTGCACCACCTGGTTCTTGCCGTCCGGACCTTCCACGTTCTCGTAGAACGTCTCCACCACCATCAGCCCATGGGTGTGGCCGAATGCCGGCGCCCAGAATTTCTCCAGGCTATCCCGGCGCGCGTTGTAGGTGCCCGGGAAGCGCTGGTCATAGTTGGCCGGCTTCCCGGCCAGGCGGCACTGGTAGCGCATGGGCTTGATGACCAGCTTGCCGCCCTCGGAAATGATTACTGGGGCGTAGACCCCGGGGAAGATTCGGCAGTCACGGTCCTTCGGTTCGGACCGCTTGAGGTCAGCCAGCTTGAGCAAGGCCCGGTCGATCTTGTTGCCGGCGATCCGCATGTCCTCTCGGGCCTTCTTCGTTTCCTTCACCTGCAGCGCGCGCTCGGCATCGGCCAAGCGCTTGCGGTTGGCGAACAGCTCCTGCTCCAACACCGCGGCCTCTGCCCGGTTCCACTGCTCGACCTCTGCCCAAACCGCAAGCTCCGCCGGCGTGGCGCCGGCCCGGAATGCGTCGTCCATGGCCTTCGGGGTCTTGGGCCGCTTCTTCCCCGGGTCGTGGGCGTACAGCGCCGCGAACTCCTGCAGGGACAGCGTGGCGCCGGTCATGCGGACCAGCTTCTGGTAAGCAGCAGTGATCTGGGCGGAATAGCACATGGCCGGATTACAGCATGCCGGCCTTATGGCGCCGTGAGCGCCCGGGGCAGTTGAAGGGGCCGCCTCAGCGGCCCCTGGGACCTCACAGGTCCGGCAAGCCCAATCGTCTCCGCATTGCCGCGAGGAGCACGAACGAGGTCCGCACCAGCGCGTGCTGGTCACGTGTCAGCTGGTCATACATGTCCAGCAACTCCGGCGGGATCTGCCCTACCCGGCCTGCCTTAAAAGCCTCCATCGAGACCACCTGAGCCTTGTGGCGCTCATCTTCCATGCCCTTCTCCAGCGTCTGGCGGCGGGAGTGCCGCCCCCTCGATGCCTTGGGCCCCACCTCCAAGCCTGTTGCAGGCGAAAGAAAACCAGCACCACTGTCCCTCGGCTGGGCTTTCTCCTGCGATCCCTTTCCACTGGCCACCACCTGCAAGTCCTTCTTGTCCATCAACCAATGCCCCTGTATCGATAGGGCCGGCACAATCGCCGGCGTCTTCACATTGGTTTCATCCAAGCAGATCCGATGGCGGCGCAAAGTTGCAGCAACTACTCCGTCACGGCTTTGTTCAGACGCGCGGCCAGCTTGGGGTTGAGCACGATGCCGGCCTCGGCCCTGGCGCTGTAGCGGGCCCGGTTCTTGATGGACTGTTGCAGCCCGCTCGAGGTGATGGCCAGTTCCGGATTGACCCTGTTGAAGTCGCGAATCTTGACCAGCACCGAAGCGCGGTCGCCGGCGTCACCATTGCGCAGCGCCATGGCGAAGGCATTTACCAGTGATTTGCGGCGATCGAGGATGTGCTGCTCGTAGTTCTTCAGCGCGCGGGTCGTCTCGTATTGCCTGGACACCTTTTCCGGTGCGAAGCCGTTGGCCTGCAGCAGGATTTCCCAAGGCGACAGATCGGCTACGACGGGATCGCCGCGCAGGGTGTTCACGCCTTGGGTGGCGTAGCGGCCGGCCTTGATCACGTCCTTGAGGCCCTTCGGCAGCATGGTCTCGATGCCGCGCATGATGTGGCCCTCGTCGACATGCTGCTTGCCGACCAGCACGTTCTTCAGGACGCCGCCCATCGGCCCCGCGGCCTGCTCGAGCAGATTGTTGAACATGCCGCGGCCGTCGAGCTCGCGATCGGCGTCGCGGATCCACAGGCTGTCCAGTCCGACACGGCCTGATATGTTCGCGCCGGTCAGCTTGTCGGCCGGTCCGTGCAGCAATAGGTCTGCCCCGCCCTGCCCCAACATGCCGGTGAGGAAAGCCCGCAGCTCGGTCTCGGCATCCCAAGGTTCGTCGTCATCGCCGAACGTGGCCTGGAGGCCGTTCAGCGCCCCCATGATCATGCCCATCATTGGCAGACCCATGGCGCCGGAGAACAGGGCGCTCATGCCCAGCAGGCCGGTCAAGTTGCGCCTGGCGATCTGCCGCACCTGCGGGTCCTGCCCCTTGGTGGCCTGCCAGACCATCCGCCCGAGCGCCCAGGTCATGTTCAGGCTGTACTGCCGGAACATCAGCAGTACCTTCGCTGTACCGCTCTGCATGAAGCGGGCACGGTTGGCGTTGCTGTAGTCGAAGTGGGTGTCGAAGATGGCGTCGCGTGCGAACTTCACCGCCTCGTCGAACGACTTGCCATCCGCGCGTGCCAGGCGGTAGGCGGCCATGCCGGTCGCCTCGCGGTTGATCACCTCGGTCTTGTGAAAGCCCCAGCCGATGATCTCCATGGCCTTGCTCCAAGCCGGGTTGTAGCCGGTCATGCCGCCCTCGGCGATGCCAGCAAGGTTGTGGGCCTGCGTCTTCTCGATCGCGCCGGCGACTTCCAACGCCTGATAGGCGCGGAGCTCGTCGGGGTCGGTCAGGGTCTTCTGGATGTTGCCCACCGTGCGCACGGCGTCGCGGCTGGCGGCCAGCAGATAGTTCATGGCCTTGACCCCGCCGTGCCGTGCGGCCAAATAGGGATAACTGACCAGGGCGGTCTGGGTCACGTTCACCAGCGCGGCCGCCGGCGTGGCGCCCAGGTAGTAGGTAAAGCCGAAGGACGAGATCAGGTTGGTCAGCGCCGAGTCGGTCGGGTTCATGATCCAGTCGTGCCGCTTGCCCAGCTCTTCCAGGAGAGCGTCGCCGGCCACGATTTTCCGCGTGTCGACACTGGGGGATGCCTGGATCTTCTTCTGCGCATCCTTCAGATCGGTCAGCACACCCTGCAGCTTGTGGGCGTATCGCAGTCGGGCCAGCTGGTGCGATCCGTGCTGCATGTTGTAGGCGAAGGCACGCACGGCATCAGGGTCAAAGCCAGGCACCGATTTGCGGTGGATCTGGTGCTTGCGCATCGACAGTTCCGGCATGGTCTGCAGGTACAGCTGGTACACCTGGTCCTGCACAGCGTCGGAGACGTGCGCCGTCCGCAGCTGATCGATCACATCGGCAACGAAGGTTCCGCTCGGGGCGTCGGCCGCCTTGCCCTCCATCTTCATCCCCCGGGCGGTGATGGCCCATTCCCTGGCCTGGAGGTCCTTCACGGCTCGGTCCAGCTCGTTCTGTGATTCGAACATGAGGAAGGTGTTGGTACCGTCCTTCTCCGCTGCAACGAAGAACTTGCCGAAGCGCTGCAGGGGGAAATAGACGCCTTGCAGCCGCGCAGATTCGAACTGTTCGCGGATCTTGTGCACCAGCATGCGGCGGCTGCTGTCGCTGATGACCTGGCCCCCTACCAAATCCCCCCCCTTCAGATCCTCGATGCGCTGGACCAAGGCCTCTTCCACCGCGTCTGACCTAGACCGGTAGGCGTCACGGAACTGCAGGTAGAACGACTTCGCTTCTGGTGACAGCTGAGACCATTGCTCGACCAATGGCGCGTACTGCCGGCGCCGCCTCGGCTCTGCCTTCAGCATGGCCTTCAACGCCTTGACCTCGTTCATGATGTTCGTCTTGCTGTCGCCGCTGCGTTCCCGCATCTGCTGTTGCTTCACCTTGATGGCATGCAGCACGCTCTTGCGATTGACCACCTGCAGGCCCTTCTCGCCGGGCATCCGGAACTGCAGGGGCTGATACTCGCGGGACGGGTCTACTCCGTCCATGGTCGCCTGGTGCATGAGGTCGAACAGCCGGCGGCTTTCGGCTTTGTTCTTGCTGGCCCACTGACGCGCAGCCTCGGCGATCGTGTCCGCCTCCGCCTGCAGCTTGTTCCGATCGGCCTGCATCTCGGCCAGATAGTCCGAATAGCGATCGATGGTCGGAAAGTAGTCACGCCCCAGCTCGGTCAGGTGTCTTGTGGCCAGTGCACCGAGCCATGTGGACCGCAACGAGTCCTTCACCTTGCTCAGGCTGAGGTCTTCCATCTTCTGCCGGGCGCGCGCCAGCACCCCTTCGCCCTGGATTCCCCTCTGGATCGCATCGATGTCCTCGAGCGCGTCTGCCGGCGGCATGCTGAAGAGGCGGCCGCGGGCCGCCCGCGTCACCTCGGCGCCGTTGGGCAGCACCACGCTCCAAGTGCGCGGCCCACTCTCAACCGGATCGGCCAGGACTTGGCCACCGGTGCGCTCGGCCTCAGCGCGCGCGGCGCCAAGGGTCAGGAAGTCGGCCGGGCGGCCGCGCTCGTTAGCGAGGTACCACTGGTCGTCGCGGCGGAGAAATCGGCCGCCATTCTGCTCGAGGAAGGCCTCGCCGCGGCCGTCGATCTGCGGCTGCGCAAACGAGTAGGAACGCACCATTTCCCGCTGCGCCTGCGCCGACATGCCGGCACGCAGGAAGCCGTCGGCCTGGCTCAGCAGGTCCCGAACCTCGGTCTCGGACCACTTGAGCGAGGGCATCACCCGGCGGAGGAAGCGACGCACTGCCGCGGCCACGCGGCTGGTGAAGCTGTTGCGAATCCCCCGCTCCGCCATGACGGCGATCGCTTCCTTGGCAAAGGTCTCGCGATCGACGGTGCCGTAGCGCCTGGTCACGTCGGCCAGCACCGACTTCAGTGCCGCAGAACCAGATCCGTTCGCCGCCAGCTGATCAATCGCGTCGACGATCTGGGCCCAGTCCTTGGCCCCCACCACGGACTCCACGCCGTAGTGGCCAATAGCCTCATGGGCCAGCACCTGAGCAAAGCGCTGCTCGGTGGCGATGTTGCCGGCGTTGATCCAGACGGTGGGCCGCCCGTCGTACACACCTTCGGCCCGGCGATAGCCCGGATCGACCTTGGCGCTGGCTGGGAAGTCCTCGGCCGAGCGCACCACGACCACGCTGGGCGCGTTCTCGCCCCAGTGCTGGGTCAGGTCGGTTTTGAGCTGCAGCGCGCGGTCGAAGTCCAGGCCGCCGCTGGCAGCCGGTGCAGCCGATCGATTTACCCGCCCGCCGGGCCCAGGTGCTTCAGCTCCGGATCCTTCGCCAACTGCTCCTTCGCCCACTGGCCGGAGGCCCGGTACTCGGCCTGCAGCGACTCGATCTCGGAAGGCGTCAGCATCGAGACGTCCCTTGTCCAGGGTGAGGATGGTGCGCGCTTCGGACTCGGTGAGGCCTTCGAAGCCGTAGCCGAACTGGTCGCGCCACCAGGGTTCGATTGATCCGAAACGTTCACGGACGTCGGCCAGGCTTTGGGAGTTGAGGGCGATTTTCCGCGAATAGTCCTTGCCGGTCAAAGCGGTGGCCAGCACCACCTTCCCGCCGTTGTCCTCGATGTGGGTTTTCAGCTGGGCCAGGGTGCCGCCCTGGGTCAGCGTGTCATCGATCAGGACATAGTCGCGGCCCTTCTCCACCTTGCCAGTGAACGGGGGCTGGTTGGCCAGCCGGTGCAGAGCATCGCCGGCACTACGGTTGACCTTCGCGGCCTGGACGATGTCTTCGGACACCTGCAGTCCCAGCCGCTGGGCCAGCACCTCGGCAGCCATCCGCGGGATGCGGTTGTTGCCGGTGGCTTCCTGGGACTGCACGGCCACCACCAGGGGCTTGCTGCCTTCCGGCAGCGCGGCACGCACGTCCTGAACAAACTCCGGGGTGATGACATCGCGCGCCACGCGCAGCGCCGCGGTGTCGTCGCCGGCTTTGGCTGCAGCGTAGTCCGCATGCGCGCTCAGACGCCCTGGGCGATGTGCCGTGACAACGTCCGGGAAGTCCGCCTCCCAGCCCCGACGGGAGAAGAGTGGATCGGACTGTCCCGCCGAGCTGTCCGCGACGGGGGAGCTACCGCTCTCTCGATCGGTATCACTCGGCGCAGGCTTCGAAGTCTCAGGGTTTGACGCCGGCTTGGCCTTGTCGTCCTTCTTTGCCTCTGCGGCCTTGGCCTCCTTGGCCGCCTTCGCGTCCCTTCTCGACTTCCGCTCAGGCTTCCCGAGCACGGAATCCAGATCGCGCGGGCTAGGAATGGTGCTGTGCCAGCGCGGCGCCTCATCCGGAAGAGCATTCCCTTCCTTGTCCACCATCTGCACCTTCACCTGCCAGCGCGGATCCTTCCCGGGCGGCCGGAATTCGATCACCCGATCCCGGGTGTTGCCATAGGCGTTCACGATACGCCCCGGCTTGAAGTAGGCACCGAGCGTGCCGATGTCGCCGCGGTCGTACTCCGGAGACCCTGCCTTGATGCGGACCTTGGGCGTGTAAACCGGCCCTGCCTCGACCGGCCCTGAGAGTTTCGCTGGCGCTGCAGCAGCTGCAGGCTCACCTCCGTCCTTGGCCGACGCACTACCGGTTTCTGCAGGTGCACCAACGGTTTCGGCAGTCGCACTGACACCCTGCGCGGAGTCGCCTACGTGTGTAGCGGGCTGCAGCGCCGACGCCGCCTCTGCCGGCTTGGTCCTGGTGACGCGGCGGGTGGTCTTCTTCGGGTCGCGCACCCACGCCTTGAACTGCTCCTGCGACATTTCCTTGATGCCACCCAGGCCGGTCCAGCCCTTCGAGTAGTTGGCCAGGTAGGTATCCCGGGCTTCCTGCTCCGACGCGGTTCCCATGATGACCTTGTGCTCATCGAAGGAGCCGTCCTTGTTGACCTGGTCGACCACATACACCGGTAGCGCTGGATCCTCAGCGCGGTCGGTCATGAAGACGTCGACGTGGTCCTTGTCCTTGCCGACGGTGCCCTTGAAGTAGCCGTAGTGGTTCTTCAGCGCTGGCCAACGTGGATCCCGCTGGCTGCCGGCCGGGTTTTCGATGCTGATGTCGTGGCCGTTGATGCGGACGTGACCCTTCTTGTAGTTGCCGGCTTCCTTCTGCGCGTCCGTGGGCGCAGGCAGATCGTTCTGCGGGTTCGTCGCAGCCTCAGCAGCTGCAGTGGCCACCTTCGGCGCCTCACTGGGCGCGGACGCGGTGACCTGACCTGGCGTCGGCTCGGCAATGGGCCGCTCCGGAGCCGTCTCGGTAACTGTGGTCGCGTCCGTCGCGCCAACAGCACGCGGCTCTGCGACCGGTTCGCGAGACGAACTGGTATCCGAGTGCGCCTCCACCTGCCCTGGTGCGAGCTGCAGTTCGCTGGCCGGCGCGGAACGGTCGGTGGTTGCGGGGCCGTCCAGCTGCAGATCCGCCTGCGGCGCAGCATTCCGCTGCGGCAGCGGCGCCGTGCTTGCTGCCTGCGCCGCAGCTGGAGCGCCGGCGTCCGCCGGCGGCTCCGTAAGGCCACGACGTCGCTCGCCCTTGACCTCTTCCAGCAGCGGCCGCACGCGAGCACTGGGCAGTCCGTACTGATCGCGCATGGAGCGCAGCAGCGTCGGCGTGTTGATTCCGCCATGGGTCTCGACCTGGTACTGCAGGCCGTTGTGCAGCAGCTGCTTGATGTCCGTCGGGGTCGGCTCGCGCAGCGCTTCACCGGTCTGTGCGTCAACCCAAGGTGGCGCGCCTGCGGGCGCCAGCGGCGGTGCCGCAGCTTCCGGCACTTCGGGCGTAGCCAGGCCTGCCTGGCCGCCCTGCACTTGAGCAGGCACGGGCTCGGCGATTGCCGCGGTAGCGGGTGCGATGGCAGTAGGTTCGTTGGGCCGCCGAGCCTGGGACACCAGGTTGGCTATATCTGCGATCGAGTCGGGGACTGCATCGGGGAAAGGCACCGATGGCTGTGGACGTGCAGCGACCCGGCGCCCGTCGAAGGGCGCGGACATGCCTCGGCCCTGCGGGAACCGCATTTCGGGCTCGGCCATCACCTCCGGTCGAACACCGCCGGGCGCGATGGTCCCATCCGGGCCCGCGGTCATCACTTCAGGCGGCGGGAGCGCGAGCATCTGTGGAATCGGTGGCGGCGGCAGCGATGGCGGCGTGGGAACCGGCCTACGTGCCAGGCGCTCGCGCTCAGCATCGGCTGCCACCGCGGCCTGATTGTCGCCGCGGCTGGCGATCGCGCCGCCGGCGGCCATGCCGCCGCCGAGCAAACCGCCGATCGCCGCACCGGTACCGGCGGCCTCGGGGACGCCCTCCCATGCCGCCTGGGCCGGGTCGACCTGACGCTGACCGAGATTGCCGGCCAACTGCGACCCGCCCTCCTGGAGGCCTTCTTCGACAGTCTCTCGCGCGGCACCAGCCAGCATCGCCTTCGGCTTGCGTGCCAGGCCGCGGGTGAAGACGTCAGCCTCGAACGGCGCCGCGATGCGGCCGGCAATCGCGGCGATTGGTGCCGTGATGGCTTGCGCTTCCATGGACGCGCCACGCGCGATCGTTTCCTTCACCGTCTGCGGGTCGCCGCCGGCGGCAACCATTCGCTTGTACTCCGGATTCGCGTCCCACACCGACTGCGGCTGTGCCATGGCCTGCTGGTATGTCTGCTGGCCTGCCGAACCCGTCTCCATCACCGTCGTCATGCCAGTGGCAGCGGCCGTCGCTGCCCGATGCCCCGCGGCAGTCGCAGCTGTTTCCGCCGCCTCGGTACCGAGGCCCTTGGCCAGCGCCCCGGCCATGGCCCGCTCGCCTGCCTGAGCCGCTGCAGCGCGCGTGCCAGCGCCCATCGCGGCAATGTTCGGCACCTGCTCGGCAAGGAAGTTTCCGATCAGCCGCGGCGAGGACAGCACCTTGCCGGCGCTGGCGAAGAAGCCCTTGGTGTCCTGCAGCTCCTGCTTTTCCTGCTTGAGCGCTTCAGACTGGCTCTCGCCGAGGTAGTCGGTGGCCATCTGCGTCGCCTTGGAGAGGCCCGCACTGTCGGATCCAGCACGACGTCCACCCAAGATTTCCGACGGCGTGCCCGGCACCAGAGCGGCCGTCTCCGATGCCCCCTTTACGCCCAGGCGATCCAGGCCGCGCAGGCCCTGCCGCACCAGGTTCGTCGGCTCCAGAGAGTTTCGCTGCTCAATGGCGCCACCAATGATGTTCGCAGCGCCGGTGGCGATGCCGAGCCCGGTGTCCTTGATAGCCTCGCCCCAGGTGCGCTCCGGGCGCTTGGCGACCTTCTGCACAGGCTGGCGCGGCGCGAAAGGATCAGCAACATCCAAAGCCAATGGCTTCGCGCCGGACGCAGATCCGCTCTGCATCGCGCCAGTTGGCTGGGGTCGCTTTGCCGGCTTGAACGGATCATTGACGTCGAGTGGGTTCACCATGGCTCAGTTGCCTCCGTAGTTCTTGTCGTAGTACTCGCGCAACTGCGTGTCCGTCATCTTTGAGCCGTTCGATCGGACGGTCGTCAAAAACCGCTCGAACGTGGGCTTTCCGGCGCTGGGGCGCAGGCCTGCATAGAGCGGATCCGCATCGAGCTCTGCCAATGCTGCCGTTTTCGCGTCTGCGTCGAGCATTGCGCTGGTCGAGATCGCGTTGAATCGATCGGTGTAGGACTTCAGGCGATCGGCGTCGGTGAGTTCGCCAGTTTGTCGCGGCGCCTGCGCGGCGCGCACATTCTGGCCATCAGCACCAGTCACGGGCCGCCAGCTGCCGTCACCACCGACAACACCCATGCTGCCGTCCGCAGCAACCGAGATCTCCGGACGGCGAGCGATGCGGGCCGTTTCCAGCGACGCCTGGCGATTGGCAGCGTTGTCCTGCATCTGCGCATTGAACTGTCCGGCCTGCAGTGCGCGGTTGGCGTCGCCCTGCGCCGCGACCGCGTTTGCCTGGCCTGCAGCAAGATCGGCTTCGTCCTGGGTGCGGAGCGCAGATGCGCGCTCCGCCTGGCGCGCGCCTGCCTCGCCCAGAATCGCCTGCGCTACGGCGGCACGACCGCTCGGGCTGCCCTTCAAGCTGGCGCTACCCATTGCGCGGGTGAGCTTGTCCACTGTGGTATCGGCCGGATTCTCGATGATCCCTCCCTGACGGCCGCGCTGCGCAATCTGCGGGGTCGGCCGGGGAGCAACCACTGCCGGCGTTGCCGGCGCGGCAGCAAGGGGCGACACCAGGGGAGCTAGGGAGCCGCCTGCCGGAGCGCCTGAGGCAGGCCCACTTGCGGCTGCGACGGTGGCGGCGGACCCGGTGAACACAGAATTGCCGTTGGCATCCACTGTGCGGGTAATGCCTGCCGGCAATGCAGCGGTGCGGCCGTCCTGCGTCATGTAGGTGCTCGGCGCCGCTGCAGTGGTTGCTGCAGCCCGGGGAGCTACAGCACCTGCAGCACCCGCAAGTGGCGCGGTGGAGCTCACGCTCGAACTAACGCCGGTGAAGTCCGCCCCGATCGACGGTCGCCCGGCCAGCCGGGAACCGCTGAGGGGCGCGGTCGAATCGACGCTGGCCGAGACCCCAGAGAAGGTTGGCTTCGGTCTCGGGGCTGACAGGAGGCGCAGCGGCGACAAGCGGCTCAGCGCGACGGAGGCGCCGCCAACTGGGTCAAGCTGGCTCGGTGCACGCAGTGGTTGCCCCTGCTCCGATGATGGTGCTGCACCCGCAACGGCCCTACCGGCATCCCGTACAAACCCGCCGGCCTCACGCCCTGGCGCCGTGACGGCGTCGGCCACGGTGCCAGCAGCACGCAAACCAGCGCCGGCGGCCCGCCGTGCCAACGCCGCGCTCCCTGCCACGCCGCTGCGTAGCGCGGAGCCGGCCGCTGTGCCGGCACTCGGCTTGGGCGCAATGCGGGGCTGCCCGGGGGCGGCGCCGGCAGGATTCAGTTCGTCTCGATCATTGATGGCCATGCGGTTCCCCTTTTGTGGTTGAGGCTGATCACGCGTCCGCGATCTCGCCCTGGAAGCTGAAGTTCTGAGAACAGGAACTGGACTTACTGCGGCCACTGGAGACGGTTGCGCCGTAGTTGACGGCGCTCATCGTGCTGGCAGCCAACTGGCTCGAGATCTGCGCCTTCGCGCGCTGGATCTCGCCCGACTGGGACAGCAAGCCGAGCATCTGCTGGATCCGCATCTGTGCGTGCTGCAGCTGGGCCTCGACCGATGCGCGCTCTCGCGCGAGGCCGAGCTCGAAGCTGCGGTCGGCGGCCGCTGAGGCCACTTGCTCAACGCCGGCATCGGCGCTGTAAATACGAGCCTTCGCATCGAAGGCTTGGCCCACGGCCGCCAGGCGAGCACGTTCACCACTCAGGGTGGCGTCCCAGCGCGCGATGCCGGCGCGCCAGACGTCCAGGTTCACACCGTGCTGCGCCATGCGCAGGCGCTCCGCCTCGAACTGCATGTTGTTACTCGCCGCCCAGGCATCCACGCGCTTGGCGTTGGCATCGACCAAAGTGCGATACAGATCCGCCCGCTTGCCCTCCCCCTCTACGCTTGCCGTGTAGCCCTGCCATTCGGCGACGTGGGCACGCCAGCGCGCCTCGTAGGCGTCGACCTGGGCACGGTACTTGTCGATGCCGAACCGATTGATGTCGGCTTGGACCTTCACCGCCTCCACTCGGGTGCGATAGAAGTCGGCCAGGGTAGTCACGCCACGAAGCTGGGACTCGTACAGGCGCACCCGCTGCTCGTTGATTTCACCCCGAGCGCGTTCGCCTTCGATCTGGGCGCGGAAGACCTCGACCTTGGCCAGCTCTGCCTGGATGCGATCCCGCAGGACCTGGGCATCAGTCTGGTAGGCCTGCAGGCGCGCGTTGAAGACCGAGATCCTGGCATTCAGCACTGCGATGACGGTTTCGCGCTGGAACGTCGCCGCCTGCAGCAGCACCTTCTGCTCTTCGGTGTGCAGCTGCGCCAGCGTCCCCTCGAGGGCGGCGCCCTGGGCGATGGCCATGCGCTGGTTGGCCAGCGATTCCTCGAACTGCTTGATCGCAGTATCCCGGGAAGCCTCTGCAACGGCGCTTTGGCCGGTCTGGCGGATCTCCAGGATCCGCCCGGCAAGCATGCCCTGGGGCTCAGCAAAGCCCCGGGCCCCAAACTCCGCGAACGCCTGCTCCACGTTCCGATGGGTCTCGAGCTCGATGCGGCTGCGGGCCCGCTGGAAGATTGCGTCTTCAATGATCTTGGGCAGCGCCTGGCTACCAATGATCATGGGCTTGAGCGTTGAGGTCAGCGTGTCGACCAACGTGCTGACGTAGGGTGTCGCCTCGAACTGCCAGGTGTCGTTGAATGGCGGCTCGATGAAAACCGGCTTCTCGGCGTCGAACTCTGGCAGGGAGATGTTCGGCACCGCCGGCAGGTTCAACGCCTCAAAGGTCGGCACCTGCGGCAGGACATAGTTCGGTTCCAGCGGCAGCACGATCTCCGCCGGGTCGATCGGGAGCGTCGGCTCCACCACACTGGGAGTGGTCGGCTTGGCACCGAACGCCAGCGTCGGTGGTTGAGCATCGAGCTCGGGGGCTTCGCTGATCGAGATCGGTGCCGCCGCGAATCCCGGCGCACTGGGCAGCGGAACATCGGGAGCGCGGAACTCCAATGCCCCGTCGTCCAGGTCCGGACGCCGTGGCCGCTGGAACGTCGCCTGGGGATCAGCGAAGCGAAAGTCGACATTGAAGTCGACAGGTTCCAGGCGAACACTGTTGAGACCGTCCAGGTTGGAAATCGCCAAACTGTACGTTTGGGCCCCCAACTCCATGAATTTATCGTGGGCGCTGCCCACGAGTGTGACCGCGGCATCCGCCGACAGGTCAGGACACCAGGTCGAAGCCATGTTTCTTCTCCAATCAAGACCACTGCAGCAAGATGAAGACGTTCCACTGATTGCTGCCTTGGACCGCTAGGCCTGGCGTGGCATCAACGGGTACGTATCCGTCCAGGAGGTACCTCCCTTCCGCTTCGAAGACCATCGGACAGACAGTTGGCCCGTCCGGAAGGTCGATCCTTAGCTCGAAATCGACGCCGTACTCAAAGCCTGCGGCGCCATTGAAAAACTCAGGATTCCTCCACGGATATGCGTATCCGTTGGTGACCAGAAGCTGGTACTCCTCGGGCTCCGGATCATCGCCGCACTGCTGGACCACACCACTGAGCTCGCGCCAAAAACAAGGCCCCGCCATACCTACCCCCTTGTACGCCGTTCGAGATAGACCGGCCGGAATTCAATCGCCGCCAGATCAAAGTCGGCTCCATCCACGTTCTCGATGATGAAGTCGAAGTCCACTGCCTTGATTCCCTTGCCCAGCTTCCAGCGCGTCTCGCGCGTGCTTGTCGCCGGTCGCTCCAGAATCTTGTAGATGGCAGCTTCCTTCTGACCAGATTCCTCGTTCACCGTGATCACATGTAGCAGTAGGCTGCCTGTACTGGTGTAGCCGACGAACGCCTCTGGCACCCTCTTCAGCCGGCGCGTCCCGAGCGCGGAAAGCCCGAGTCTGATGCGTGCGGCGATCGGCTGGCCGTTATCGTCATCGCCGTCGAGTCGGTGAAGTCCGTTGCTCGCCGCACCGTAGTATCGGCTACCGATCTTGGCGAAGCTGTTGAACGGATAATCCGTGTACCGCGACAGACCGCGGCTCTCGGTGTTCAGAACCCATGCAATGTACTCACCGGTGTCCAGCGCCAAGCGCGTGACGAACCCCAGCCCGTCACCCAGGCGCTGCAGGGCCTCTGCACTATCAACTTCGCCGGCGGCCGCGAGCGCGCGCTCGTTGATCAGTACGACGCCGGTACCCGATCCGAAGGCATCTGCGTCGATCAGCAGTGCTTCTGCGAGACGGTCCGCCGCACGCTGTAGGTTCCCAACCAGCTCCGAGGCGACCAGGCTATCGGCGACACGTTCGGACTTGAGGACTTCGGTCAAAGCGGCAAACCACAAGCCGCCGGCAATCGCATTGACCGCGTCCGCATAGGACCGGCACGCACCCAGCAGCAGAAGCCTGTCTAGAACTCGCTCCAGCTTTGAGACCGTCGCCTGCGGCGCCGGCGCGAACACGACACCTTCTTCCACCAGGAGCTGGTAGACGATCGCGACTGTGTCCTCCAGACTCAACACATCAGCGGCAGCGCTGTTGCCTGACTGGGTGTTTCGCCGCCCTGCTCCGAAGGCCATTGCCTCGCCCAGGACGTGGGTCGGCAAAGTCGACTCCGACTGTCCCATGTCCAATGCAGCTCGTGGGCTGACAAACCACAACCCACCGAAGGACGACAGCATGCGAGGAATGGCCTCAAGCCCCGCATAGGCCATAGGCTCTGTGAGCTGGCGCCCACGTGCGTGGATCGAAAGCCTCGCCGCGCCACCACCGTGGCCAGGCGCGGCCTGGAAGCCAGCCGCAATGACCTGGACTGATGCGCCTCCCTCCCCGAACAGGTGGAGCGATGCCACCCCATCTGTGCTGAGCTGCAGAGCCGCAGCACCGTGCGCTGGTACAACCGGATCCACACCGCCGCCGAATCGAACCTGCGCAATGCCGGCGCCGCGAAGTCTCAGCAGGGCAGCGCCGCTGCCGGCAAATCCACGGCCAGCACCTCGCGCGCGCACTACCAGCGCGCAGCTGGCGTTGCCGTCGATCGAAACGGCGTCAAGGGGAACGAACTCAATGGTCATTCGATGACGTCTCCGGTGGCAAACATGGCGCAGCCGACCAGCAGCGGACCTTCGCTCAGGTGCAGCGAGCGGTAGAAGCGATCACCGTTGCAGACATACTCAATGGCGCCCCCCACCCTGCGGACTTGCCAGACATCTGCCGCGCTGTAGGTTCGAACTTCGCTGACCCTTGCCCCAGACTCGATCGCGCAGACCTGCATCAAGCCGCCGGGGCTCTGGTGGAAGTAGAGCCCATGAAGAATGGCTGCAGGATCCTCAAGCCTGTCCCGGTCGGTGCACAGCCCCACCACCACCCCAACCACCCGACTCATTGTCAGTTTCATAGCCAGATCACCATCGAGCTCGGCATCACTCCGAGCTCCGGCGTCCCACGCGAACACACTTGCGTACTCGAAGCGGCCAGGAACTCGAGGCAATGCTGGCCGTGCCTTCTGCTCCGGATAGCTGGTGCACGTGATAGGCCCTGGCGGTGCCGTCTGGACGAACACGCTCCGACAAACCTGGTACCGGACGTAGCTGGTGCCACCGGACTGCTCGTAGCCCAGAATCGTAGCGTTCTGCGGTAGCTGCACTGCGCCGTTATTCGGGACAGCCATCGTCCCTTCGCTGCATGACTGCCGCCAGTAGCCCTTCGCGGGCTCCCCGCCGCAGAACGTGTAAGCCGCACTGTACGGCTGTGCTTCACGGGCAGGCTGTGGAGGAATGAATCTTGCGGACGGCGGCTTCGACAACATGTCAGCTGGCCTGATCGGCGACCACGTTGAAGATGCTGATGCCGGTGCTGTTGGTGCCATTGGCTACGACGGTGTCGGAGCTGAAGAGCACGGCCGCATTCGATGCAGGCCCGCCAGCGGTGCCCTGCAGGCGGATGCCAGTGGTTGCCCCTCTTCCATCATCACCAGCCGCACAGAAGCGATAGAAGGACGGCGAAAGGTTCGATGCGGCAGCATTGGCGCCGTCGAAGGCGATCAGGCCTTGCCAGTCTTCGGACGGGTTCTTCGGCAGAACGTTCCCGACTGGAGCCGCAAAGGTCAGCCCTTGGCCGGCGACCTCAAGCTTGGCGACCTGGGTATGTGCGCCGGCCATGTCCAGGGCAGTGTCTGCCGTTGCCGGAACCGGCCCGGCGTAGATGTAGATGAAACCACCATCGAGGGCGCCTTTGACTTGCTGCAGCAGCGCCTGAGCAAGGGGAATCGAGATCGTCATGGTTCGTGGTCCTGGTTCAGAGAGGGGGAATCGCGTACCACCAGTCACCCAGTTCGATGCTGGTGTCGGGAGTCACAGCAAGGGTCGGAAGCCGCATCTGGAAGTCGCCAGCGGACCCGTCATCCAGTCCGATTGCTCCGTCGATGCGCGGCGCGGTGAAAGAGATCTGCCCTAGGTCAGGCTCGTTGCCCACAAGCCGGAACCAGCCGGCCAGGCCGTTAGCCACGCCTCGCAAGAGCCAGCGCTCCACTGGATCCTTGTAGACATAGCGGCCATTGCGGACGAAATGCAGGCCGTTGGCCGTTCCGCCCGCCTGCCACGGCCCGCCATCGCGAGTAATACGTGCCAGGAGCTGCCCCGTAGGCGGCAGGTCTGCACGCGCGGGCTGGATCCCCGAGCGAATCTCGATGCAGCCGCTGCGGAAGATCCCGTCGAACGACGTGGGCCCGAGCAGCAGCGCTTCGAACCCGGTGGAAGTGATGACCGCCATTGAGGCTCCTATATGGGTTTGGGCAGCGATGTCAGCGGGTAGAAGCGACGGTCATCGGCAACCACGCCGGTGACCGCGCCGAGCTCGTAGCCCGTCAGGTAGTTGAGCGTGCCGGTGTAGGGCCCGGGGATCGACACGCAGTAGCGACCCTTGCAGTAGTTCCAGCCACCGCTCCAATCGAAGCCGAGGAAATCGGTCACGCCTTGGCGTTCGACCATGGCTGTTCTGAGGCTTGCAGCGGCCGAGAAGAAGTTCAGGCCCTCGCGGGGGTGCTTGCGCCAGATCACCCCGTGCTGGGTGCCATCACGCGGCCCCCATCCAGAGCCTGACGCGCCGGTCCAGTAGTTCCCGAAAACGAGACCGTCGGCGACAGCGCCGGGGGCCCGGGTGTCAAGCCCGAGGAAAGGAGCTGGCAGGCCACTGGCCGGGTCCCAGTCCACGGCCTCGATCTCGCCGTACACCAATCGCCCGCCCATGTACGCGAATGGTTGAATGCTGTGGGCACCATTCACGCCCTGGATCCGCCAGCCGCAGAACAGGTTGTGGCGAAGATCCATGTACGCCAGGAGGTGATAGTCCTGGCGATCGCTGCCGACGGAGAAATCCCTGTCGATCAATGGCAGTTCCCCGCCATCAAACTCCAGCACGACGAGCACTCGCAGGGTCCCGCGATACCCTGTCGCCTCGGTGGCGACCTGCCCCTGGCTCAGCCGCAGCTCGAGGTAGGCATCCCTACGCTCAGAACCGGCATAGTCGGAAGCCACCAGGCCGCGAGTCGGCGCGACCAGCGCGAAGGCCCCAAGGGCGTTGGTGTAGTCACCGATCAGGTAGTCGGCCCGGCTCAGCCTATGGTCGATACCGTCCCCGGAGATTTCCACCTCCTGCGTCATCGTATTGACCAGGCCGAACACCGTCGTCGGCTCACTGCTCACCGTGCGGATTGCCTTGGTCCCATCGGCATTGAAGAACCAGGGCAGCGCTGCGTCGTTGAAACCGTTCGCGGATGATTCGTCCTGTGGATTGATCCTGCCCGGGGTCATTCCTAGGAGGCGGTGGCTGCCTTGCACTACTTCCCAATCACCCTTTTGGGGCGTTGCCTCGTTCCGATTGATACTGAACACCACGAACGCCGACTGAGCAGTGGTCGGTTGGTTGATCACATAGTGGGTGAACGTCACCACCAGCTCATGGTGTCCATCAGCCCCCCTGCGAAGGCAACCGGATGTCAGTCGCCAGGACAGATAGTCCGGAGGTGTATCGACCATCGCATCACGATAGGCAATGCGATCGAACAGGATCTGGCCCTGCTGAAAGATCCAGCGCGCGCCGTCGTCGATCAGGGTCAGGTCGCGAAGGTACCGGACGCCATACCCATAGAAGGACAGAGCCACATCCCTACCGTCCTTCCAGTCGACGTTGCCGAAGAAGTGGAGACCGGCGGGATACCGGTCTGGCTGGTTGTAGCTCTCGTACCGAGCCCCGGTGATGTTGTCGACAACGTCCCAGCGCTTCCAGTAGCGCGTGATCAGGCGTCGGCCGCTGAACTCGAGCCAGGCCGTCGGGTTCTCACCTGCAGGGTCCACTTGTGAGCCACGGTCGGCCGGAGCACCCGTGTGCACGTTCCAGCGAGGCCACAGGATGAAGCCGCCCATGGGGTCGAGTGGGTCGAGCGGCGGTGCCGGCTCCGGCGTGACGATCGTCAACCGCGTCAGTTCACCGATCTTCTCGGCCACGATAAGGGTTCCGTCCTCCGCTTCCTGCCTTGCACTGGCAGTCCCCAGTCCATTGCGAGCGGCCTCCTGCACAACGAATCCCAGTAGCTTCCTCCCCGCCGGCACATGCAGCGAAGCGGCCGCCCGATCGCCAACCACCACGATCGGCGTCCAGCCGGTATGCCGCCCGCCGCTCATTACGAGACGTCACCCCCGTCCTTGGCAGAGAGCACGTACTCGATCGCCAACTTGTCGCCGGCGAGCTGGTTGGTGCGCGGGGTCGCGAACCGGGTCGCTGCAATCAGGATGTTCGCTGTTGCGCCCTTTGCCGATCCGGTCAGCAGCCCGATGCCGTACAGGTTGTAGGGACCGCCTGCGGAATAGGTCAATGTCGCTGCAGCCAGTGCAGCCGTGTTGCCAATGGCTTCTGCTGTGGACGGCGAGGTGGTCCAGGGCAGTCGGGTCGCCGGCGCGTAGGCCGTGAACTCGGACGCCACGTCCTTGAACGTACTGCCCTTCCAGTCCGCTGCAGGGGTGACATTTCCAGTGAAGGGGGCCAGGTAGAAGGCGGTTTGCTGACTGCCGCCACCCATTCCAGCGTTCAGCAGATAGTTCAGGCCTTCGTTGACCAGGCGGTTCGGGTCGACCTGCCACGGACCGAGCTCGCCACCAGCAGCCGCGTGCGCATGCCGGAAGATGCCGCCGATGCTGACGCGCGCGGCGGGAATATAGATACCCGATTCGCAACGTTCGTACTTGTGCTGGCGGATCGCGCGAATTGCATCGCGCCCCACCGCGCCCAGGGACTGCAGGGCCTTCATGACGTTCATCGATTTGCTCCTTCGGTGGTTACCATTTGCCCGCGGGGCAGGAGGCCCCTTGGAATCGGGTCTTGCTTGCCAGGGGGCAGCTGCAGAGCCTGCAGCGCAGGAAGAGGCGACGTCCTACACGCTCGGCGTTCGGACAGGCGCGGCAGATCTCCAGGCGACGCTTCACGTCGTCCGGTTTGGCCAACAGAGTCATGGGTCAGGGATCCCGGTGGATGACGTGGGCGACGGCCCGATCGGTCACGGCCAGTGACTGGCCTTGCGGTGCCCGCAGCGCGGCAACCAGCTGGCTGAGTCCGTCCTGCTGACGCAGCAGCACTGCGGCATGGTCTGCGTCATCGATGACCGCCTCCCCCTTCTTCAGCACCTGAACCTGACCGCCAGGCAGACCGATGCAGAAATAGCCGTCACGCGCGAGCCAGATCAGCACGGGTGCTGCGGACTGCAGACCGATCACGTCGCCGTTGACGACCACGGCCGATCCGGGAACCGCGCCGCTGCCGCGCGCCACCGTCTGACTGAAGTCCTTGGGATCGGCGCCGGCATACCAATAGGTACGCGCGCCGGCGGCGACGTAGAGGCCCGCTCCATCGGGAGACCCATCGCCAATAGGCTCCATCAAGTCGATCGGAGCATTGAACCGCATGCGGTTGGCCGACGGTCGGAACAAGCCGTAGCGCAGTGCTTCCGACCACAGGACTTCTTGGCCGCATGCGACGAACTGCCGGCCGTGCCCACCGCGCACGATGTGGCCTGCCGGTAGGGGCCGCAGGAACTGAGTAGTGAGCGCCCTGCCCTCACCGGGCGACAGCACCGGTGCCGAGCGGGTACCGGCCGGAAGAATGGCGTACTGCCGCATCACCTGGTCGTTCGGACCGGAGACGTAGATCGCAGCCGACACCGTGCCCGGTGCCAACGGCAGCGGTATGTCAGTCAGCTCCAGGCCGCCGCCTTCGGCAACGTCGATCGCCGCGGCCAGCGTGCTGCCGGACTCGCGGCCGAGCCGGTCCAAGAACGTCACCGCGACCTGGTACTGCCCTGGTGCGAGGACACTGCCGGCCGCCGACACGAGGACGGGCTGTCCCGCTGGGTGCTCAGGCGCCCAGGGATGCCCCTGCAGGTCGATGTCCAGGAATCCACTTGCCGTGCTGTTGCTGAAGAAAACGCGGTCGCCGATCAGCGCGTAGCTCAAGGGGTCCAAGCCCACCGCGATGCCCAGCGGCTCTACACGCTCGTCCTCGTGCAGAGCATGGAGCCGGCCACCGTCGACAAAAAGCCCGTACTGCAGCAGCTCGTGGCCCCACAACGAGTGAGTCAGCGTCCCGGGGTGAAAGCGCTGATGCCCGCGCCGGCGCTGCGGCCGGCCTGCGGCGTCCAGGTCGACATTGTCGGCCTCGCGTAGCGCGCGCGGGATGCCGTCGTCATCGGTCGGTAGCGCCCCCTCTCCGGCCACGTTGTTGATGCCCAGTGGCCACGGGCCACCAGGGCGGAGATCTTCATCGCGAACGGGCATGTCAGAACCACATGGGTTGGGTGCCGGTGGTCGGGTCGATCGACAGCTGCTGCAGCGCGCGCGCGGTGGGCCGCTCACCGAAGTAGCTCTCGAACAGTGCGAGGTGGCGATCGGCGTCCGCAGTGCTCCGCTGCTCGGAATCGCGCTTGTTCAGGGCCCGCCAGCAGGCCCAGTGCACCAGCTTCCGGTGGTGGATGGCATCGATCACCGGCTCGTCCTCGCTGTCTTCCATCGCCTCTGCAGCCTCCGGCACGCGCCAGAGGGTGAGCTGCAACACGTCCGACTCCGCCGGTACCGGACTGACAGATACCTCACGGGCCTGCCGATCGCGCACCAGGTACTCCGGGCGCCCTGCCTCGGTGCGCCAGTGGCAGTGCCGTCCGTCGAGAGCGGTGCTGGTGGTCCTGCAGAGCGGGTCGGACAGGTTGCTGGCCAGCACCGCGCGCCGAACCACGTACACGGTCGGATGAAGCGTGTAGTCAGCCCGACCGGGCTCAAGGTTGATGTGGCAAATATCGGGGCGGCCGCTCTCCACGAGCAGCCGCGCCCGAATGCACGCCTCTTCCACAGCCTCGTTGAGATGGCGGGTCAGCGCGGCGTCACTCCACAGGTAGGGAGCCACGTCGTCGTCGAGCTCTTCCCGGCATTCCTCGATCAACTGGCTGAGGGTGCGCGCCTCCACGTCAGGCTTCCTCGAGCGCCTGGCTCAGCACCTTCAGGGTGGTGCCGCGCTGGTCGGGCTCCGGCTTGGCCAGCTCCAGATCGAGGGCGGCCTTGATCACGACCTTTGCGATGCCGCCCTTGGCCAACTCGGCCTTCAGCTTCTGCCAGCTCAGGCCGTTCAGTTGGGCTGCTGCTTCGACGATCTCCGGCGGCAGCGTAGCTGCGACGCTGGCGCCTGCAGGCGGCTCGTGGGCGCCGGTGTCGGTACCGGCGCTGGTATCGGTGCTGGTGGTGGTCGTGGTGTCCGAGGCTCCGGCGTCGGCACCGGTGCTGCTGCCCGGCGGCGGTGCATCCTGCCCGGTAGCAAGGCCTGCCGGCGGCGCAGGCTTGGCGATGGTCAGCAGGCTCTGAGCCCTGGCGATGTAGTAGGCCTCGGGAATGCCCAGCAGCCTCTGGATGTGGTCGGAGTTTTCCACGTCGGCGACGTGCTCCGAATCGGCATTGGCCGGGTCGATCGGCACGAAGAAGTAGACAGTGCCGTCCAGCTCAACGGGCGCTTTGGGGCGCTTGAACTTGCATGCAATCAGCATGGGATGCTCCTGGTAGGCGGGGCTGCAGCTGCAGCCCCGCTACGATTGGGTGGCTCAGGCCGGGAACGCGGCCAGGCGCAGGATCAGCTCGCCCTGCTGGGCGCCCGGGGCGGTGTTGAGCTTCACGTACACCGGACGATTCACCGGCTTGGAGCCCAGGGCCTCCGCGACCAGGTGCAGGGACACCGGAATGAACGCAGCGGTGTCCGCCACCACTGCGGTCGGAGCAATGACGGTGTTGCCAGCCGCCGAGGCGCCGTCGATCGCGTCCGGGATGAAGACGGTGACGTTCTGCGCAGCCAACTTGCCGGTGGCGTCCAGCTTGGCGAACAGGCCCGAGGCCTGGCTGTGCAGCTTGTGATTGGCCGGCAGCTCGCCGATCAGGACCAGATCGCCATCCGCCCCGGCCTCGACCGGCCAGCTGTAGTCGTTGACCACCAGCAGGCCGGCGGCCGGCGACGATGCGCCGCTGTTGCGGCCAATTGCGAGTTTCGTGGACATGGATTTCTCCTGTTAAGAACTTGGTTTCTGAACGCAAGAGCCCCGGCATGCCGGGGCTCTTGGTTTGCGGCTTACTGCGGGTTCGGATCGGCCGCGGCGGTATCCAGGGCGATCGTGCCGAAGTCCTTGCCGTTGAAGCGCGTCTTCTTGATGCCGAAGATCGCACCGGCGCAGATCTCGATGTCGTTGCCGTGGTCGAGCGGAACTTCGGACCAGTCGAAGCGCAGGCCGTTGCCCGGCGAACCGAAGGCCAGCACCAGGGCCTGACGGCCCAGATACAGCGCACGAGCCGCCGCAACGTTGCCGCCAGCACCGTAGTCCCCGAAGCGCACCACGGACTTGTGCTTGTGCAGGATCGTGTTGCCGATCATGCCAAGGTTGTCCTTGAAGATCGGGTTGCTGGCACCTTCGGCGGCGGCTGCCGCCTTCTGGATGTCCAGCCAGTTGCCCGGATCCGTGGAGGTCTTCAGGTCATGCGCCTGGAACGGGTGCATGACGGTGACGAAGTGCTCGCCGCCGGCGATGGTGATCGGCTGGATCTCGGCCACCTGGGTCGAACCACCGCCCTGCGAAGCGGCCTTGGTGTTGGCGCGCTCGATCAGAACACGGCTCATCTTGCCGGCCGAGGTGAGCGATGCCTTGCTGGCGCCGTCGCCGAACAGGATGTGCGAGCTGTCCGGTGTTTCGAACGGGTTGCCAGCACGACCGGTGTAGTTCAGCGGGACGTTGTAGTCCTCGTTGATGCCGCGGGCGCCCGAGCCGTACATAAAGAACAGCTCGTCGTAGAAGCGCGCCCAGAACTCGGTCAGCCGGTTGCGGCCGACCTTGCGCAGGTCGTGGACGGTGCGCTTGCGGCTCATGCGGCCGCCGCAGCTGACCGGCTTACGGGCCTGGTCGATGAAGACCTTGTCGGTGAAGAAGTCGAGCTTCTCGCCCTTGCCCTCGGCCTTCTGGTCGCCTTCGATGACGCCACCGGACAGCTGCACGGACAGGTCGTAGCTGATGGTGTCGCCCGCTTCCTGCTCCAGGTCGGTCTGCAGCATGACCGGCATCGAGGTCTCCGACCCCTTGCCCATCATCTTGCGCGTCCAGTAGGACTGTTTGGATACCGAAACCATGAGGTCCGCAGACCACAGCTTCCGGGCCTTGGGGTCGTTCAGACCCACGATCGTCTGTGCCATGTTGCTTCTCCAGGGAGATCACGGCACTTCTGCGCCTCTGTCGTTGACCCGCACTACTGCGCAGGTTTTGAGGATGTTCAGCCCATTGCGGGCGTTGGCCGGCGCGCCACTCGCTGTAGCGCACCGCCCGTGGGTTGCTGCTCACCGGCTCGGGTGATCGTCACCGGGGTGTTGGATTCGATGATCACACGGGAGCGCTTGCCGCTCTTCTCGGTGAACGTAATCGACGCGCCTGAGCCCGACGGGATCAGGACCACGTCACCCGGCTCCAGGGTGGTGTGCAGCTTGGGCATGGGGCTCAGTTGTCCGCCACGAAGGAACCCGGCACGTCGCGCAGAATGCGATCGCGCTCGCTCTCCGACTTGCCGGCCAGGAACGACTCGATGTCCTCGATGTTGTCCATGCCGGCGGCAGCGTCAGCGGTCGATCGGGAGGTCGGGTCAGCTGCAGCCGGTACCGTGCTCAGTGTGGCCGGCACATCGCCCAGCGGCGCGCTGCGGTCCGGCTTCGCCGGGGGCGACGCCACGGGCGGCGCAGTTGCAGAAGCCGATGCCTGCAGCAGGCCTTCGGTGACCAGCAGATCGCGCGCGCCGGCCAGGATGTCCCAATCGGTGAGCTGGCGGCCAGCGGCTGCGGCTTCGTTGACCACCGACTGCATAGCCTGCTCCCACGCAGCGAAGCGCATCGGGCTTGCGGCGATCGCGGCATTCTCCGGGCGGGAGAGGAACTGGCGCTGCAGGTATGCCCAGGACTGGTCGGCATTCTGCTGGCTGAGCTGCTGCTGCAGGGCGGCGATGTCCTGGGCGCGCTCGACGCGGCTGCGCTCGTCGCGCAGATCCTCGTACTGCTGCTCGTATGCCTCGTCCTCAACATCGCCGGCCTTGTACTTCTCCTTCAGGGCCTGCAGCTTGCCGTTGATGTCCCCTATCTCCTTGCCGTAGTCACGTTCGTCGGCAGCATAGGTTGGAACGAAAGGCGTTGCCGGCGGCGGTTCGGTGGCTGCCGCCGGCGCGGCCGGCGCGGCATCTGCACCCGCGAGAGGGGCTTCCGGCTGGGTCGCGGTGCTCGCAGGCGCGGC